ATAGCTCTTGAAGAGAACTGGTTGAGAACTGCTGATGGTATTATATCCATCGAAGCTAATGACAGAATCTATCTTACTGAAAGACGTAAGCAATACAGTGAAGAACAACTAATCAATTTGTTTGATAAGGTAATACCACAAGGTCGTGTGTATATTCATGCTCACTTGGGTGCAACTGATATCGAAGAAATCTTTTCAAAGCTACGATACATTATTGTAGGTTGCGAATGTAAATGGGTAGTGGTTGATCACTTACATATGCTTGTCAATGTCTTATCTGAAGGTGACGAAAGACGAGGTATTGATATGTTGATGAATAGATTGCGTAGTCTTGTTGAAGAAACTGGAGTAGGTATGATACTTGTATCGCACTTACGTAGAGCCAGTGGTGACAAAGGACACGAGAACGGTGTTGAAGTTTCTCTGTCCCACCTCAAAGGCTCACAAGGTATCGCACAGCTTTCCGATTGTGTGATTGCATTGGAAAGAAATCAACAGGCTACCAATCCTGAAGAAGCCAACACTACAAAGGTTCGTGTCCTGAAGTCTAGATACACAGGAGACACTGGACTTGCTTGTAGTTTACGGTATAATAATGAAACAGGTAGACTGTTTGAAGTAACAGAGGAGGAAACTTTTGACAACGAAGACTTCTAAAATTATATTTGACATTGAAGCTGATGGTTTAAAACCAACGAAGATACATTGTATTGTAGCTAAAGAAGTTGGTGGACCAATCCATAAGTTTCCACCTCACAAACTTCAAGAAGGTTTAGAGTTTTTAAAATCCTCTGATGTTCTTATTGGTCACAACATATTGAGTTTTGACTTGCCGGTTATCAAACGACTACATAGTGTAGACTTGTTCGATAAGGACATCGAGGATACTTTGGTAATGTCAAGGCTATTCAATCCTATCCGTGAAAACGGACACAGCTTGAAGACTTGGGGTTATCGTGTTAAGTTTGCAAAGCAAGAACAACCTCTTGACTTTGACGAATACACACCACAGATGTTGGAATACTGTACTAATGATGTTAGACTTAATGAGTTAGTTTATAATTATTTGCTTAATGAAGGTCAAGGATTCAGTGAAGAATGTATTAATCTAGAACATTCAGTTGCTAAGATCATGGCTCAACAAGAAGCAAACGGATTCAAGTTTAATGAGCAACAAGCTACTATGTTACTTGCTGAACTTAAGACTAAAATGCATGAGGTAACTGATGAAGTGCAGAGAACATTCCAACCTAAGTGGGTGGATGATAAACTTATAACACCATACATTAGAAAAGATGGTGTGCTTTCCAAACGTGGATTGACTGATGAAGAATATGAAACACTATTAGTCAGTGAAGATTACAGTCCGTTCATGAGAAAGAAACTACAAGAGTTTAATCTTGGAAGTCGTAAACAGATCGGTGAATACTTGATAGACTTTGGTTGGAAACCTGAGAGGTTTACTCCTACAGGTCAGCCTATTGTTGATGAAGGAACACTGAAAAAGATAGAGCATATTCGTGAGGCTAAGCTGATAGCTGACTTCCTACTCTACCAAAAACGAATAGCTCAAATACAGTCGTGGCTTGATGCCTTGGAAGATGATGGGAGAGTACATGGTTCTGTTATTCCTAATGGAACTATCACTGGACGTATGTCTCACAGTCATCCAAACATGGCTCAAGTCCCTGCTGTGTACAGTCCATTCGGTAAAGAATGTAGAGCCTGTTGGACTGTTGATGAAGGTAATGTTTTACTTGGAGTTGATGCTTCAGGTTTAGAACTTAGAATGTTGGCACACTACATGAACGATCAGGAGTATACTAATGAAGTTGTTAATGGAGACATACACACTACTAACCAAAAACTTGCAGGACTTAAATCAAGAGATACAGCAAAGACATTCATCTATGCACTTGTGTACGGAGCAGGAGACGAGAAACTTGGTAAAGTCGTTGGAGGTTCTAGAAGAAAAGGTTCAGAACTTAAGAACCGTTTCCTCGATAATCTGCCATCACTTAGAACTCTTAAGGACAAGGTGCAACGAGCAGCTCAACGAGGTTTCCTCAAAGGATTAGATGGTAGAAAGATCTATGTCAGAAGTGAACATGCTGCTTTGAATACCTTACTTCAAGGTGGTGGTGCTATCGTTATGAAGAAAGCTTTATCCATACTTTCTAATCGTTTAGAACTTAGCATGACACCTTTTAAATTAGTAGCTAACATCCATGATGAATGGCAGATAGAAGTCTCTGAATGTAGAGCAAATAAAGTTGGACAACTCGCTGTAAAAAGTATTCAAGAAGCTGGTGAGTACTACAAGATGCGTTGTCCATTAGATGGAGAATTTAAGATTGGGAGGTCTTGGGATGAAACACACTAATAATTGTAATAAATGTGGAGTCGAATTAAACGATGATAATTGGTATGACTGTTGGAAAAAACGAAATACTAAACAGTGTAAGACATGTCACAAACTACATACTAATAATAAAAATAATCCTAAACATAATCCAAATAATAATCCACAAAGAATGTTTGTTAATGGAAAGTACATACCTAAGTCACATCCATTATACAAGCCGGGAAATTATAAAACATTTGAGGATGCTGCTTTTGATGCTCTTTCAAGATACACTTCTTCAACTGAAGGTCAAGTATATATTATAAATAATAAAGCTTGGGAAGGATGGATTAAAGTTGGGATGGCTATTGATGCTGAAGACAGATGTAATCAATATCAAACTTCTAGTCCTTTTAGAGATTATACTTTACAATATAAAAAGTTTTTTACAGACAGAAGAAAAGCAGAACAAATTGCTCACTCTCTTTGTAATAAAAAAGCAGAAGCTCGGGAAGGAGAGTGGTTTAAATTAGACGTACCTACAGCCATAGCGTGTATAGAAAAAATAAAAATTGAGGAACAATATGAAAAAGAAACAGCTTGATACAGTCGTTCAAGATATCTATGATACAGTAGCTGTCCTTGGAAGAGGTGAACCCATTGATGTAAATGAAGAAGACTTAGATAAGTTTGCTGATTTTATGAAACAAGCATTGAAGGATTGGCTAACTCCTCGTGCTAATAAAGACTTTACATTGCGTATGTCTAACATTGGAAAGCCTACAAGACAATTGTGGTACGAACAAAACTCTAAGCGTGAGCCTCATGCTATTAGACCTGAGACTATGATTAAATTTTTGTACGGTCATTTACTTGAAAGAGTTGTATTGTTCTTGACAGAACTTGCAGGTCATGAAGTTACTGACGAACAGAAAGAAATTAAAATTAAAGGTATTATGGGACACATGGACTGTAAGATTGATGGTGAAGTTGTAGATATTAAATCAGCATCAGGATATGCATTTAATAAATTTAAAAATGGTACTCTTGCTGAAGAAGATAGCTTTGGATACATGTCACAACTAGCGGGGTATGAGAAAGCTGAAGGTACAATGGGCGGTGGTTTCCTAGCTATCAATAAAGAGACTGGAGAATTAGCACTTTTTAAACCTCAAGATCTTGACAAACCTAATATAGATGCTAAAATAAAAAAGGTTAAGTCTCAATTAAAAGAGACAACTCCTCCGGAAAGATGTTACAATCCTATTCCTGATGGCAGTTCAGGTAACATGAAGCTTCCTATGCTTTGTGTTTACTGTCCTCATAAGTTTGAATGTCATAAAGATGCCAACGATGGTGTGGGTCTTCGTGTGTTTGAATATTCGAAAGGTCTTACTTATTTTACAACAACAGTAAGAGAACCTAAAGTAGATGAAATAACTGCGAGGTTTATAGATGGCTAAGAGAATACCACGTAAGGTTAGACCAAAAGATATCAAAGCTCCGAAAGGTTACGACAGTGTGTGGGAATACAACCTTCACCAAGACTTCTTAAGCGATTGGAAACATCATTGGGATACGATTGAGTATGTTGTTAAACATAAATACGAAGCAGACTTTGTAAAAGAGTTTAACGATAAAATTATTTTACTAGAAGCAAAAGGTAGGTTTTGGGATTATGCAGAGTATAGTAAGTACATACATATTAGAGATGCTTTACCTGACAACTATGAGTTAGTATTTGTTTTTCAGAAACCTTTTTCTCCAATGCCAGGAGCTAAAATGAGAAAAGATAAAACAAAAAGAACACATGCTGAGTGGGCTGAGCTTAATGGCTTCAGATGGTTTAGTGAAGAAACATTACCGAAGGAGTGGATAAATGAAAAAGATTAGTTACAAATTTAATGAATACAAACTTATACAAGAACTTCAAACATACATTGATGCTACATATAGTCAGCATTATGCATCCGATAAATACCAAGCAACCGATGTTATCATTGATAGTGGACATGGTGAAGGTTTTGCGTTGGGTAACATAATGAAGTATGCAAAAAGATATGGAAATAAAGAAGGAAAGAATCGAAAAGACTTGCTTAAAATATTACATTATGCTATAATAATGCTTTACGTACACGACACGGAGAACACTTAATGGTCGAAGATACAGTTGGACCTAAAGAATATTTAGGAATTAAAATTAATTATGACAATGAATCGAAGCTAGATAAATTTAGTCTTGATACATTACGAGACAGATATTTTATCGAAGGAGAAACACATGCCCAAGAAGCATTCGCAAGAGCCTCCGTCTTCGGAGCAACCTACAAAAACATTACTGATTATGGACTTGCTCAAAGACTATATGAATACAGCTCCAATTGTTGGT